GGGTGACATGGGTTGCGATATTGCCATATTTAATGCCTCAATGTTGTTTAATAGTAAGGTCTACGTCTGCGCGAATAGTTTTGTTGTTCATATTCCTCATCGCTTGAAGTTCTGACAAAGCCGCCTTGTCTAAAGCGTAGCATAGCTTGGCTCACGGTATCCACCAAATCGTCATGCTCACCAGCAGGGAAAGACGCTACATCGTCAATAAGCTCATCCGCCCAGCGTGTCTGTGGCGCCCATACAAACCCAGAGGCAAATATGTCCGCGATGCTGTTTATTCGAGATATTTTATCATTACCCTTCGTGGGTGTATATTCTTGCACTGGTATGCCCATGCGTCGAAGCTCATATATAAGCGGAGCACCTGATGCTCTTTTCTCAATAATCACCCCATCTGGGTTCCACTCTCTGTACACCTCAATCGCCCACTGCTTAAGTTCTGGGAATTCTACACGTTTCTTTACCGCGTCAAGCACAATAATATTGGGTCTTTTCTCTCCATCATCACCGTCATACTCAAACACGCCCCACACCGTTAAAGCACTGTAATCTGCCTTATTATGCTTCTCAAACGCGGTATCCCATGACATGAGAATAAAGTCTATATTCTTGGGTGGATCTTCTTTTTCCCACTCGCGCCACCACTCACGCTTAATTAACGCCCCTTCTTCGGACGTTGGGTTCTGTTGGTACTGTGCTTGCCACTTGGCATTTGGTATCTCTGCTTTAACAGCGTCGAGGGCTTCTAGGCTCCAATACTCCGGCCATAGTGATTTGCCTGAAGGCAAAATAGCGGGAAACTCAATGACATCCCAAATATCTGTGCTGTTGTTTTTCGCAGCAGAATTAATAATCTGCCCTGTCAGGTCACGCTTTGACCAACGAGTCATTACTAAAATAATAGACCCCCCAGGTTGCAAACGCTGACGAGGGCCCGACGTGTACCACTCATATACCTTATCGTAAATAGCAGGATTAGACTGCGCTGCTAAAGCTTCCGATTCAGTATGAGGATCGTCAATAATTGCATAATCAGCACCGCGACCAGCCAGCGCTCCTCCCACCCCTGTTGCATAATATTCTCCGCCATGATTAGTGTTCCAGCGTCCCGCCGCTTTCGAGTCTTGTCGAAGCTCTACATCAGGAAATATCTCCCGATATTCCTCACTCCCAACAAGGTTTCTCACCTTACGACCAAAACCCTCTGCAAGCTCTGACGTGTTCGAAATCTGCATAATCTTTTTCTTGGGGTATTTACCCAGTAGCCATGCAGGGAGAAGGTAAGATGCAAACTCCGATTTGGTGTGACGCGGCGCTAAGTTAATAATCACCCGCTTACGATCTCCGCAAGCAACAGACTCAAAAATCTTAGCTATTCGCTTGTGATGCGCCCCGTCTACGAAGTCTCCCCAGATAAATCTAACAAACGACATAAAGTCATTCTGAGCTTGCTCACGCAATTCTCTGCGTCTAAGCTCCTCAATCATCTGGGTTAGGCGGCGTTTTTCGTCTGGCGTAGCCAGTTGCATAGCCAGTTTTATTGCATTTTCATCCATTTTTAAGCCTAAACACTGCGAAATTCTGCATTGATGGCAGATGAATCAATAGTGGCTGTACTCGTGCGTCCAGAGATGCTTTTAATCAAGGAAGTAAGCTCAGATTCCAGCTCAATAGTCGTTTTTTGGTTAATATTAACCTCAATTTTGTCTGAAAATAACCCCACTTCTGAGCTTTTTGCAAGGAATTCTAGCGCTTTTAGGCTTATCTTCGGGTCTTCATGCTCGGCATGTTCAAACAGCTTATACACCACGTAGTTGCGCATCTTATTGCTGGGGTCAGCAAGGACGTAATCATGCTTTGCAAGCATCTTCTCAAGCACAATTGCTGTGCCTAGTGTACTTGGTTTGTCGGGGGCTGAGGGAGCCGCATGGTAGATTTGCATAGCTTCTTTCTTATCTTCTGCCGTAGGCACAGGCAAGTCAAAGCCCATTCTCTCTAGGAACGTAGCATTAAGCGTGAAACACTCTCTTGCACTAGCAAGCATAGCCTTAAATTCACTGGGATCATCTATCGCAGGTTCGATACTAAATTGTTCTTCCATAGGCGCGGTGGTCAAGTGCGTTAATATACCCCCCTCGTGGGGATGGGACCCTAAGCATAACAGCTTGGATTTATTATGACGGGTACTGGGGGGTGAATGCAATTTTTATTTTTCGTCAAATTTTATTAAAAATTATGGGGTATCTGTGATTGGTTTGGAATATGCAGGGGGACTTATGACGGGTACTGGGGGGTCTTTATGTGGGGATTTTTGGAAAAACTATGAAATGTTTGTCTGGATTAGAGATATAGGGCGCGGTAGGCTGTGCTGAGAAAAGTGGGGGGTGGGGTGTACTGGGGGTCGATAAGTGTTTGAATTTTATAGCCTTTTGTTATCGTCTCATTATGCTATAATTGTATGTCATTGATTTATATAACATTTACTAGTTTAACGTATCATATCACATAATAACCTTACAAACTGTAATGAAAAGCAGCATCATTTATCCCACGTGGGATTTATAGAGTATTATTAAGTAGTGAAAAGTAGTTGACGTGTATGTTAAGGCGTGTATAATGGCACGTAAGTTAAGGATTTAACCCGCTTGCCTTAACCTAATATCTTTTAAGTGGTGGCTTTATTAAGGTGGTTATTATGAGAAAACAGTATGTTTCATGGCGCGCGGCAGATATGGCATATGCTATTGAGTGGTATTTTAAAATGAACAGTTTTTATATTCGTGATTTAGCACGCGCTGAACGTATCGAATCGGACTTGCTTGATTTATCAAATGACGCGGTAAATGCCGCGCGTGATTTTACAGGCATTAACCCACGCGAATTGATTATCGAATTGCGTGACACTAAACACGTTGATAAGGCTTTATACAGTATAGCGTGGTATTGGCAATACGCAGTATTAACAAAAGATCAACGCGCGTTACTTGGTAAAAGTACAATGCAACAAATTAATTCTATTTATAAAACTCTATAACTAAAGGTGGTTATCGTGAAAACTAACGCAAAACAGATTGAAACACTTGCAACACTTGCAACCCCTAAACCGTTTGACGCGATTCAACAGACGTATTTTTTGGGTGTTGAATTAATCGGATTTAATACAGCAAGCGATAAAATTATCAATTTACAGAATGAAATAGAAGCAACAAAATCAGAAAAAGGCGCGCGTAAAAAAGCGATCGATTTAATGCTAAAAGATATGATTAGCAACAATGTTACGATGATAATGAAAGGCGCGGGTAAGACTAAGTGTCCTATACGCATTGAGTTAAAACGCGTATTAGATACTTCTAATTTAGCGGACGGTACAAAAAATAACATTATTACAGCGGTTGCATTCGCGCTTGAACACAAAAAACCCTACGACATAAAAGGGCCGGATAAGCATAACGCGGCTTTAAAAGCTGAAAAAGAAAAAGAAAAATTGAAAAATGACATTTTAAAGGATGCAAGTACGCCTGCAAGTACGCCTGCAAGTACGCCTGCATCAAGTACGCCTGCAAGTACGCCTGCAAAGGTTAAAGGCGATACAGTTAAAGATTATGTAAAAGATATGGCAATTTTATGCCAAACCGCTATACAAGCAACAGAAAAAAGACGTATGTTAAAGGATGATAAAGAACAAGTGTATAAGGATATAATCGAATTGTTTAACGAAGTTATGGATAATATGGCGTCGCTAAAATAGTCAACCGCCACATAGAATACCGCCTACGGGCGGTATTTTTTTACCTAAAATTTAACGATTAACCCGCATATAGCGGGCTTTTTTTTGCCTAAAATTCTACACGAAACGTAGTTGAGTGGTGCGTTTCATAAATCCCACGTGGGAAAAATGGAGTATTTCGGCTTCGCCTCATTACTGAACGGGTATCGGATAGCACAGGCACGGATCAAAACAGATATACCCCTAGATTGAACGGAATATAATAAAAAAGCCACGACCGTGACATGACCTAAGTTACCCTACCAGTAAAAGCTAAACGTCGCTTAGAACGCATTTAAACGCGCCTGCCCTTTATTTATCACGCGGGAGATATGCAAGAACGGGTTTACAACGGGTATCAGATAGCACAGCACAGAAAAAATTTAATTGCAAGCGAAATTATAGTAGGCATACCACCTTTTACTGTGCAACATTATGTGTGTGCCATGCAAATCATAGGCATTTCATATGAGTTTCATAGTTTTAT